GTCATGATTTATCTCCCTAATTAAATTTCTATTTCACTGCATCATCTCGGATGCTTTATTCAAATAATCATCGTTGTTGGCTTTCTCAGCCTGTTTCGCTGAATTCTGGATTACGGCAATTTCCTTGTTGGAATCAATATCTTTTTCCTTAAGCATAACCTCGGCGAGCCTAATCCTACGCTCAAAGTCCTTGCCCTCTTGATCGTCATCCAAATTATTGGACAACGCGGCAATCATCTTGGTTTTCGACTCCATTGGCGCAAGCTCGGCTTCGACATTCGCTTTCTTGGCCTCCGCCATTTTCTTCGCCGTATCTGCCTGACTACCCTGCATGTCAAGCATCACCTTTTGCTGCTCCATCTGCTGCTGCTGCGGGTCTGGCTGCATTTGCTTCGCCATCTGCTCCAGCATTTCCTCGCGATTACTCAGCGACGAGTGTTTTATCACGCCCGCCATGAGAATCGGTGTCAGCGGTGACTGTGCGCCCAGCGTTTGTATCAGGAAGGCCAACTGTTTCTGCTCATACTCTCTGGCAATAATGCCAAGCGTTGCCGTCGGGACGAATTTAATATCCACAGCAGGATAGCGTTCGGGATCAAACTGCATGTACCGCCAAGTGGCCTTGTAGATGAACGGAATCAGGAAATCTTCCTGAAAATTCACCAGCGTCCGCTTGTATTTCTTTATCATGGTCGCCGTCGCCATGTCCATGTTGCCGTCTCGACTGACCTGCGATACCTGTCCGTTGGAATCAATGGTTCCCGTCGCCATGAGCAGCATGCGCTCGAATTCCTTGGCAGTTTGCATCGCCTGTCCATCATTTGTGCCAAACTTGAATGGCATCAGGATATCGTTTGGGTTTCCATTAGTTAGGACTTGTTTCCCAGGTTTAACCTCTGATTTTGAACCTTTTGGCATGCGAGTTGCATCCATCGCTATCATGGGAGAAACAGTTAATGCTAAACAATCCATATGGTATCTTGCGGAACCGTCAATCGCGGACTGCGAGTTGTAGGCTTTTTCGCACGTACCACGGCCAAGCAAGCGATTCGGCATGGTATCGGCCTGATAACTGATAACCGGCCTGTCACGCATCATGTACGGCGATTCCTCTGCCTTGAGAAGCAGTCCATCATTGGCGACGACAACAATGGCCTCGACCATATCCTCGTAATCGTCTGATTCGCGGTCAACGAGGCGCTCAACATTGATGTCCTCAATGAATTCACGCGGTACGAGTCCGTAATAGGTCAGCAACAGCACCTTTTCGTCCTTGAAATGCACATCCTCCTGTGAGACATCGAGTTCATCGGTCTTGTAGAGCGTCGTAATATCTACATCCTTGTACTTTCCAGACTCGATACCCTGCGCTATCTTGTGGATCGACACGTATTTTTCGATGGCGACACCCATGGCATCGTCAATACTGGTGCAATTCGGGTCAAACAGGAAGTTTTTCGGGCTGACCGGCACAAGTTTCACGGAAATTCGGTCTTTTTCACCGGCTCCATACGCGGCCTGTGTTCCACTGATGGGAACCGTCATGGGCTTGTACTGTTTTTCCTGTGAAACGACAATTTCCCCAATTCCCGTGCCGTAAATCTCGGCAAGCAAGGCAATCTGGTCAATTGATTTCCTGATTTTGTCCTGCGCGAAGTCCTCATATAGCTGCGCCTTGATTTTTTCGACATCCAGCGGCCCATTCTGGTCATTCAGGTCGTCTTTTATGTCGAAATACTCTCCCTGGCCAAAAATGGCCTCCATGATTTCCGCATGACGGGTCTCGATGGCTTGCTGCGTAGCCGGGGATATGATGCGTGATCGCTCTGACCCACGCGTTTTGTCCGTTTCACTCCAGATGCCACGGAAAATCCGCTCGTATTTTAGCCAGTCATCCATGTGATTCTGGTCACGGTATTCACGCCAGCGGTCGCAGTGATCGACGATAAAAGCCGTCAGCTTCCTGTCTTCCTCAGTCGGCTTGTAATACTCTCTGGCTTCTTCCTCGGATTCAGATATTACCGTACTTTTCATGTCCATTTGGGCGTCCCTTTGGCTAACTTATGTCGTTATAACCAAAACATGCCATAGTGTCAATGCCAATGGCTAGAAGCCGCACACTTCATCGATTACCTCGAAGGTATCGGTATCGTCTGGTTTGGCGTAGACGGTCTCGGCTAGGTGGGCGCACATACTGAGTCCATCCAAAAGATCATCATGAACCCGCGTCGACGGAAACGCCAGCATTTCACGCTTGAGTTCATCCCAATTCTCTTTCGGGTTAAACGTAATCCTGCCGTGTTCCAGCAATCCCTGCAACGCATACGTTATCCGGTTCGCCTTCGACTGTCCACCGCTAGGAATGGCCTCGATGTGCGCGTACAGGCCGTTCTTCCGCATCAGGTCAGTCAGGTACGGCATCAGCGCCCGCATCAGTGCGCCCTTCTCGATACCCACGCATATCGGCTTGTGATTGCGTATCGCCATCAACACGCGTACCGCCGATTCCCTGACATCCCACCGGCCATAGTCAATCTTCTGCACCCACCAGTGGCCGTCGTCATAGACACGCACTACGGCGATGGCGAAGTAGTCCAAATGTTTTTTCTTCTGGTCATCACCCGATACGTTCTCATATCCGGCAGGATCAACGGCGATATACGTGCTGTACTGGCCACGCGGAGCCTCTGCTGTGGCAAACCATTCCAGCCGCAGGATGTTAGCGCCGGTCGTGTCCCACGATGCCATGTACTCCTGCTCGAAGGCTGCCGTGGATTTTGTATCCTTCGCCATCTGGATTTCCTCACGACTTATCATTTCGTTGTCGTAAGTCGTGAAATGCCATGATTTCCAGTTATCATTATCAGTCTGCCCAAGGTCATATATTCGCCGGAACTCTGTCGCATCAGGTTTCGGCGTTCCAATAAACGTCGCCGATCCCCGCAAATCAGTCAGCGTCGGCTGCACCGCATATTCCCAGGTCTGACTCTTCGTGTCCTGGAATTCATCCAAAATCACATGGTATAACTTGCCGCCGCGCAGCGAGTCCGGCTTGTCACTCCCGCGTATCTTGATCTTCATGCCATTATTCAGCCGGATTTCCTGGTCATTCACATTCACCTTCTGAATCACGGGATTCGCCATGTAAATAAACTGATCCCATGCCAAGTCCATCGCCATCTTGTTCGTCGGCGCAATGAACATCACCGCCGTATCCGCATCAATCTTCTTCGGCTCATTCGCCTTCAACAGCAATTCCGTCAGCGAATACCGCGTCTTGCCAACCCGCCTTCCAGCACAGATAACCTTGAACCTCGTCTTGTCCTGTACGACTTCTCGCTGCCACTTCAACAGGTCAATCCTTAGTTCGGCTCCCATTACTCACTCTCTCCTTCAATTAAATTTCCCTCTGGAACCACACTCCCAATGATGATCGTCACCCCGCCACCGCCAGTCCTTACCTCATCCGCATCTCCCCACTCGCTACGGTTCATCTTCGCCGCCATCCGCCCATAGGCATCACTCCTCAACTTCGCCAGCCCCACCGTCTCAATACTGGCTTCCCTCACTTCCTTCAACCCCTCATACACCAGCCCATCGGCAAAACACCGCTTCGCCAGATTCCACGCATCCATCCGCTCCGGCTTATCCTCCAGCCATTTCCTCAGCACATACCACGGCAATCCATTCGCATTCGCTACATCCTCCGGGCTATCCCCTATCGCCACCCGGCTCATTACCATCATCAATACATTATCATCACCCAACTCCTCAACGAGATTGGTGAGCCGCCGCCAGCCTTCCGACCTATTCGTTACCGGCAGATCGTATTTCTGATCGTATTTCTGATCCAGTGTCGATGCCATCAAATATCTCCTTCAGTCTCAACATATTAACACCGCCGGGAGTACGAATACCCTTCACCCACCGACTCACCGCACTCTGCCGACACCCCACAGCAGCCGCAATCCGCTCCTGTGTCCAGCCTCTGCGTATCAATTCCAGCGCGTAATTCATACACACATCATACCATGCGGGATAGTCGTTTCAAGTTTTTTATGAGGGACGGGGTATAGCTAAAACTCCTGCCACATAACGATCACCCACCCCCCCCCACATCACGTTAGCTAGCACTCACACACAACACACAGTTAGCACTCACTCACGCGCTATGCCTTGCTAACATCGTATGCTGCTGTTGCTGCGATGTATATGCCAAGCCCTATATCACCACCCCCTATATATAACAACGTTTCATACACATCATCGGATACGCGCACGTGCAACACCTTGCCTGGTAGTGCTGGCCTGCCGACTGGACGCGCTGGCGGCTTAGGCTTAGGCTCTGACTTGGGGCGACCAAGTGGGCCAGGCATCGGCCAGACATAGGGATCGCTATGCCTTCCACCGGCATCGTCGAGGTAGCATTCGCCGTCAAATACTGTCACCACCCGGCGATTCTTGGCACACGCAGCGGCAACTCGAAACGCCAGATCAACCTCTGTCGCGCCTGAATACTCGCCGACGATCTCGCCATCGGCTCGAACGGTTAGGAAGATCATATAACCTCCCCTGGTAGCGCCGGGGGCGCTGGCTTTAGGCATTTCCGGAATTCTGCCATCTCGTCCGGCGTCATCGCTGGATCATCTGACATCGTTACCGGCGCTGGCTTACGTGCGCCCGGAGGAAGGAATAGCAGGCGGCCAGATCGCTGCCAGCCCGCATGCTCTATCAGTAGATCAGCTATGACAGTGCGCCCTAGCCCAGTTTTTGCGGCTTCACTTGGCAGTCCGGCACAGATTAAAGCCGATGCCTCGCTAGGTGACAGTGCAATCCCGCGCGGTTGTAGTGCTGTCCATGCCTGTATGACGTGGATTACATGGGGTAGTGGTGTATTGGTCATGGTAACTTACTCCTATTTAGTTGATAGTGCGCCAATCATAACCAATCTTTGTTTATGTGTCAACAAATAACGGTAATCTGTAAAAACGATTTTCCTCTAAAACAGCCGATTAAGCACAGTTACTATCTATTGCCATAGGTATAAGGTAGATTATTCTGCATTATTGGCTATTTAGGACAATGTACAAAGATTGTGGTTGTATTTGTAAAAAACGAAAAATCGCTAAAGTATATTAGAAGAATTTAATATATAAATAATTTCAAATAAATAAATAAATAAATACTTCAAAATACGTATACGCGCATACGGAAAATTGCACCATCGTGCAAATCAACAACTTTACTATTCAGATCAGCGTTTAACTAACATATCAGGCTATTTACCGTGCGCTATCGTTCGCCATCGGTGCAGAATCGCAAAGAATCGCAAAGAATCAAAAAACAGCATCGCGCAGAATCGGTGCATAATCGGCACGTAATCACGAGCACCTTGCATAATTACCGAACACAAGCACATTATCAGCGCATTATCTATCAGCACCGATGCGTTACCGCGCAATACTTACGTAATACCGCGCAATACTGACGTAAATGGTCACTGTGACGTTTTCCGGCTGACGTTTTACGGCACACAGTAAAAGCTAGTCGTGCCAATGGTTTCGGCGGATTATTCGGATTCCAGTCACGCAGCTAGTGACGTTTTACGGCACATTGGCCGGTTGCCGCATCTGACTGGCAGGTGATGGCATGGCATGGCGCGAAAAATAAATATCTATGCGCTGCAATGGTTTCGGCGTAAGTACCCACTTATTTTAGGTGCGTTTGCATGGACTGGCACGGCAATAGCATAGGTAAGGGTAAGCATCATCCGATGCGTAACTAAAGGTGAAATAAAATGGAAACACAGGGGATTACAAGCACACCATCTGCTGACACCTTGAACGCACATCTGCGCGATGGCGGTATGGTGCAAATTAGCACCTATCTACGTTCCACGATCTATAGGGCCAAGCACGCGGGCATGTTCTACAACTCCGGAAATGGCGATCTGCGCGTTCGGCATGGCCGTGGTTCGGTTTGCCTGGGTAGCAAAAACATGCTGCTTGTGGGCATTACTCTGTATCGCGGAGCGTGAAAGCCATGACTCCCGAAAACCTCGACATCCTATTAGAGCGCGCCTGTGGCTCTCCAGAGTACCAGGCGCTATGCTTGGCTATCCTGCTCTATGAAAAGGGCGCTTACGATGATCTGAAGCGTTTGCAGCAGATTGGCGAATGCCTGATCGATACGCTGGCAGTCGCCCGAATAAATAAATTGTAACAGTCGCAAATAAGTGTTGACATTGTATTCCGTACTTGGTATAGTTCTAATCACTGGCTAGATAAGCCATAACTTAAAGGGGTAACAAAATGAACGAAATTTACACGGAAAACATTGGCGAATTCGGTTCACGTGAGCGTGCGATGGCCGCTGAAATACTGGCGCAACCGCTACCGGAAGGCTTTTCAGATTCTGGCGTGAAGCTGGCCATGAACAAAAACAGCGGGTACGTGTTCCTTGTGAACGATGATTATCAGGTTGCCATGATGAACGGCGACAAGCTAGATATATTCCACACGCTACCCTATGGCGGCGCTGAAGGGTTTTTAATCGACTTACTCGACGAAAACACGCCGGACGATCTTAACGGAGAAGATGCGCGCTACCTGCGCGAAGCTGCGGAAGCTGAAGGCGTGAGCTTGCCGGAAGCCTGGGAGGATAAATAATCATGGAAATAAAACTCACCATCCCGGCAAAATACATCGCCGTCCTGAAACTCTTTGCCGCTGAAAAGGACATGCGCTACTACCTTAATGGTATCTACCTCGAAATAGGCCGCAGTGAGGCGCGGCTAGTGGCAACTAATGGGCACATGCTGGGCGTATTCCGCGTCGAAAGTGACCAGCCGGATATTATCGAGCCAGTTAAAAATGTAATCATCCCGAATGAGATGTTAAAGCATATCAAGCCTAAAGGCGATGTTGAGATTGTGCTAGGCGATGTGTTGCCGGATAATACAGACGGGCGCAGCATAACGCTTGCTTATGACGGCCTGACGGTATCCGGTAAAACCGTCGACGGCCATTATCCAGACTGGCAGAGGCAATTTGTTGGCCTGAAACCGTCCGGCATTGCCGCGCAGTTCAACACTGAATATATCGGCAGACTGGCGAAAGCATGGGCATGCTTGCATGGCAAGCATTCGCCGCTGGTAGCTATTGCACACAATGGCGACGGCCCGGCGCTTATTGGACTGGGCGATAGTAACTTTTGCGGTGTCATTATGCCTATAAGAAAGGATTATATCGCCGTGCCAGCCTGCGCGCCCGACTGGGCAACGGGTGCAGGTTCGCGTGCTGTTGAAAAGGTATCCGCATGAATACCGCCGATACCCTCAATACCGAAACCCGCACGAAACTAGCCCGTATCCTGCGCCAGTACGCGCAAGGTATCCTAACCGACTCCCGCATTTATCAGGAAGTCTGCAAGATGCTGCTGGAGCGCGGGCATATCGCCGCTAACTGAAAGGAAGACATCATGGAAATGCTTTTAATCCTCGGCCTTGCATTCCTGATTGGCGGATTCCACGGTATAGGGGTTGCCGTGGTCGCCCTGTTCGTTATCGGCATGCTCATGGCGCTGTTTTCAGACTAGGCAGAAATTACTTTACTTTGTGGAGTGGATTATGACACCTAAAAATTATCTAACCGATGCGTTGTCTATTGTTGAATCTGCTGACAATAAAACAAAAATTGCAATTTGGTGCGCTCTTAATCGATACCATTTGCCACTTGAATTAAGCAACTTATTTCATGAATATGAATCTTTCCCGCAATATGTAAAACTTGATATTTCAATGATTATTATGGCAAAGATAAGCGAATCCGTAGGAATCCGTGAATGCCTGCGTGAGTGGAATAAAGATAGTTTGCCAGGAAAAGCGTTTGATGATTGGTATGATAACTGCGAATCCGCGCGCTATTTAACTTATCTGATCGAAGGTTAACATATAATCAGGTTTCCCCCTCGCATGGTTTCCCCGCCATGCGCCGCGTAAGCGGTTATCCCCGGCCTGTGCAGAATCCAGTCTGGGGAGTTTTTTGTCTACCTATCGGTTCTGCACATCCTTGTAAATTTCGTCTGCCCGTAACTGGCGATCCCGTTCCTTTTCGGCGCGTACCGCATGCACATCATGCAGCGTTGGATTCACCAGATACCGCGTTGCCAGTTGCCGCTTATTATACGTTCGCGCACCTGGCGCAGGGATTATCCAGTTGGAATCGATAAGCCTATTTATCACGGCCGCCTGTAGCTGATCCGAGATATTCTTCCAGCTAGGCCATCCCTTGTTGATGTCACTTAATGTCAGTTCGCCATACTTCTTGGCAATAATCAGGTTAGCCACGCCGTTGACCTGTTTCGTCAGTTGCGATCCGCCCACAATGTCCAGGTAAAACGATGCCGCATGAGGTAGCAGCAAGTCGATCATAAACGCTTTCACCGTTTTGGCGGTTTCCTCGCTAATCTCGCATGACTGCGGGTGCACTCGTTTGTCCGCGCAGTCGATGGCGTGAAAGGTGAGCGCCAGCCGTGCGAATAATCCACCCCATTTGCCCAGATGCGCTGTCATTGCCGTGGAAATAAAATCCAGCCCAATAAGTTCAAAGGCATAGTCAGCAACGGATTCCCGTATCGCCTGCGCTGCTTCGGAGAAATGCACCGTGCCATGATCCGCTGGCTGAATATCCCATATCTGCCGGATGACTTCTCGGTATCGTTCATTGATCTGTTTATTTGGCGCTTGCTTGTTGCCTTTGATTTGGGAACGGCCATACACCACCATGAATCGCTGTAACAAGCCGTCCTCTTGCAAGTCGCCTGCAATTTGCCGCATGGTATCCGGTTGAATCCCGCCGATGATGCAGGCTGACCAGTTCTTCACAAAGACGCTACCTGATCCCACGCGATCGATGCGCCGACTGCCACCGTTATACGTTTCCAGCCATGCCGCACGATCACTACCGCCACCACGCTTGTACGCATCCATGCTGCCGAACCATCCACTCAACTCATCCCGCTCCGCCAGTATGCCGCGTGTGGAGTGCTTTAAGATGTCCCGCAATGCTTCGATGGTGAAGTCCTGCGCGATGGCACGATAGATGGTGGGCAATTCCGGCTTGACGGGCATCTGCGCGGTTTTATCGCCCTTGGCCACCTTGTCAACATAAGCGGACTCCTGCGTCTTGTGCGCCTTTTCGAGAAGGCTGTATTCATACCGTAACTTGCCTTCCTTTTCGTTACACTCAGCGTCTATTTTCTTCACGATAACCAGCGCCCGATTCATAGCGGGTGTTTTCATGCTGCTCGCTGCGCCAATAGTAGCTCCCCACAATCGCGCAGATTCACGCCATGACGGATCATTGTGTACCGGCTGTACCTGAATTTCATCATGCAGCATGGACGCCGCCGCAACAATCGCCGGAAGCGCCAAAAGTACAGGGTCAACACCCATGACGCCCGCCGTATCCATGCACCAGTCGGCGATGCACTCCGGCAGCATGTATTCCTTGACTTGCGGCGGTGTGACTTCATCGAAAATATCCATCGGCTCCGGCCACTCGGTCGGGTATGGATTATTGTCGTCCGGGATATAGTCCATCGGTGGTGGCGGGAAGGGTATTTCCGGCGGGCCGCTTGGCGTCGGTTCCGGTTCGGGTTTTGGCTTCGGCGCGTCATATTCGGATTTGTTTGCCTTCAGGAAGGCAACGAATTTATCCCTGTCCCATCCCTCGGCCAGTGCGTCGGCGGTATCCCATGATTCAGGCATGGCGGCGGTCTCAATCCAAAACAGACTGCCCGCTGATACTCGCATGCCGACTTCCTTCATGGCCGCAATGCCGGGGGAATCATTATCTGGCATCAGCAGGATCGACTTGCCTGCCAGTGGCGACCAGTCCGAATGCTTGACGCCATTCGCACCGCCTGCCCATCCAACACAAGCGACGGAAGTCACACCATCCAGCATCTTGCGCGCAGCCTCGGCTTTGCGTGGCCCCTCACATACCAGCACCTGTAAGGCATCGGCGATTTCATCCAAGCCATACAGCGGACGCGGTGCAGGCGGAAAAGCTAGTTCCCATCTGGCAGGCTGACTGCCACGCTTGCCCCATGTCCAGCATCGCGGCTGTTTTTTGCCGTCGACTTCATATCTGGCCTCGTAATACCACGGCTTGCCATCCGGTGTCCGATAGCACCAGGTCGCCACAGGGTCGCCCATGCCGATCCACTGGTCATCTGCTGTCCTGAACATCGCCCGTTTCCATGGTACGGCGGGTGCATCATCCGGTGGCGGAAAGACTTCGCGCCGTGCTGCTTTCAGTGGCGGCTCGTCCTTGATAACAGCATAGTTTCGTCCCTCGTACTCACTGCCTTCGAGTGCAGCGACGGCTTCGGCGGTATCTGTGCCGGTGAGCTTTTCGTACACGTCGATGATGTCACCCTTAAAAGAGCAGGCATGGCAGATGCACAGGAAGCCGTTAAAGTTGGCGGCACGGTAAACCGACATGGACGGATTGTTGTCGTCATGGCTGATGCACTTCGCAATGTACCCGTTGCCGGACTGTCGCAGCGTCGTGCCATACGACAGCAAAAGATCGGGTAAAGATACCGTCTCGCGGATTCTGGCAATCCGCGCCTTGAAGTCGGCGTTCAATTATTTCCCCTTGGGTTTATCGGCCTGCAACGCGCCCATGCTTTTGAACTGGATGATTATCTGCGTGCGATGCGGAATACCTGTCTTGCTCCAATTCCACAGGGTTTGCCGTGTGTAGCCAAGGCATTCGCATGCCCTGTCAATGGTTTTGTAGTGCCGGATGATGTCGTTTGTCGTCATAGTGTCGGCCACGTTACACCTGTTTTTCGCGCTTGTAAAGTATTATTACAGGGCAAAAAATATATTTGTCAAAAGTATTGACATGCGGATTTATTCGGGTAAAGTGGAGGTGTCATTTAACGAAGGAGTACCGCAGCATGAAGATGAACGTCAGTCTTAACATGATTCGCGCAAAAGTCTATCGCCAAGACCCGCCAGTTGAATGCGGCCATGCCTTTGTCGATGGCAACAGGGTCACTCAGTACGCCGCACAGCTTACACCGATAGGCCACGTCACAGGGGCTACAGCCGACGAATGCTGGCGCAGGGCGTATGCGCTGACACGGTTGCCGGTGATCGAGTGGATGCGGCCATGAGCGACATCGACGCGCCAGACTCACCAGACGATTGCGGCAACGATTTCGATTGGTGGTGGCAGACCGTAGGACGGCATCAGCAGGAAGAAGCAGAAATGGAAGAAGTCAACGCAATGTTGCAGTTTATTGAGGGAGAAAAAGAATGACATTACCAGCACTCTATGAAATAGCCTCAGAATACCGTGAGGCAATGGCACGGCTGAATGAACTCGACCTAGATGAGCAGACTATCGCCGATACACTAGAAAGCATCAGTGGCGACCTGACAACGAAGTGTACCAATATCGGCTTTGTTATCCGCAATATGGAATCGCTGGCGGAGCAGATCAAGCAGGCGGAGCAGCAGATGTCGGCACGGCGCAAGTCCATCGAATCACGCGCTGAATATGTGCGTGAATACCTACGCCGGAATATGGAGGCTTGCGAAATCAGCAAAATCGAATCGCCGTGGTTCGCCATCACGCTGCGCAAAAATCCGCCCAAGGTGATTGTAGATGATCCAGAGGCAGTGCCTATCGAATTCTGGCGACAACCACCGATGCCCGCGCCAGAACTGGACAAGAAGGCCATTGCCGAGCAGTTGAAGTCAGGTAGCGCAGTATCAGGCGCACATCTGGAACAAGGTGTATCCGTTTCAATCAAATAGGAGTAATGGAAATGACAAATCAAGTGGCACTTATCCCGATAAACGAAGTCGAGCGCATGGCAATGGCAGTCGCCAAGTCTGGACTGTTTGGTGTCAAGGAGCCGAATCAGGCGCTTGCCTTGATGCTTATTGCTCAGGCGGAAGGGCTACATCCCGCGATTGCAGCCCGTGATTACAACATTATCCAAGGAAGGCCAGCTCTCAAGGCCGATGCAATGCTTGCAAGGTTCCAAGCTGCTGGCGGCAAGGTCGAATGGACTATGCTTACCGATGAGAAGGTTTCAGGTAAATTTAGTCACGCGCAGGGTGGAACTGTCGAGATTGACTGGGACATGGCCAGGGCAAAAAAGGCCGGTCTCGGCGGAAAGGATAATTGGACAAAATGGCCGCGCCAGATGCTTAGGGCGAGAGTTATTTCGGAGGGTATCAGGACGGTTTTCCCCGGATGTATTGCCGGATTCTATGCGCCAGAAGAGGTTATTGACTTCGCTACCGAAAAAGACATTACGCCACCTGCACCGCCAGCGCAGGAGACAGCCAAGCCGACACCCGTCCCCGAAGCCGTGAAAGCCGCTGCCACCAAGATGAAGGA